GGGCAATATCCTCTGGAACTGCTACTGTTTGATTTATATTGTATGTAGTGCCACCGTCACCTGTAAGTGTTTGTACTGGTGTTGTTGTTGTGAAATTTTTTGTGACTGGATTACCAAGATACCCCATGTTGACTCCTATGTGCTAATACTATCAATTAATGAAACCCAACCGTGTAGACTTGCTGCAGTATCACTTTGTATCTGCAATACGTCTCCGCTTTGAAGTACGATCTTAGACCCTCCATCTATTGCCTCATATTGACCACCAGCCGCAATAGGAGTTTGATATACTAAAAATGAATTAGCTGATCCTCCACTTGCAGTGCTTGTTACAAAAACATTTGCTTTTATAGTTGCGTTAGTAATATTGGTTAATCTAATACCTATTATGGTATCATCTGAATTAGATGTCATTACAGTTCTTGCGGTTGTGCCAATAGCTATGTCGCCAGAACTGTTGAAAGGTATTTTTCTTTCAAAATCTTGGGCCACTTAATTATCTCCTATTCATATTTGTATCAGAGCGCAACACTCATTGCAATCACGAAGCCTTGTGATACACCACCTGATATTGTTAATGCCCCACTACTTGACAAAGTAGCATCTCCAGAAACTGCAACTTCTTGATAACTCGTACCATCACCAACTAAAATTTTACCAGATGTATTATCAGGCATTCTAAGTTGTGAACCAATAGTCAAATGTCTACCGATACTTACATCATTATCTGCGTCTTCAATAACAGCTTTTGAGGCCGGCATAGTACAAAATATATCTTTTGTACCTGCAGTAAAGTCTACTGCACTATCACTGTTTGATGATGATATGACTGTAGTTCTAGCTAAATCTGAACTATCTGCATCTAATGTTCCAAGTCCTACCTCAAACTCAGTTGTACCTGGATTAAATATTGCATAGTAAGTTGTATTGTTATTACCAATACCTGTGCCAAATGTCTCAAAACCTTGAACTGCACCACCAAGTGCAAATGCACCTGTGCCAGTGGTTGTGGTTGTTTCTTTTACTCTATCATTAATTACGAAAGCCATATAATTTTATAGCACTAAGCTACCTCTCTGTCATCTACTTCTGTCCATGTATTTGTAGCACTATCATCAACTGGTGTCCATGTATTTGTAACTCCCGGCACCACTGGTGACCAAGCGATCACTCCAGGAGTAGCTATATTTACAGATACATCTACACCATTTGGTGCAGCAATTGTAACAGGGACACCTGCTGCGGTGCCCTGAGCTGATGTTATGGCTATGCCTGTGGGTGTAACAGTTATGCTTGGAGTTGCCACAGCAGTGCCTATTGTAGATGTTAATGCTATGCCAGTTGGAGATACAGTAACACTTCCGACAAAAGTTTCATCGCCTATGGCAGTCGATAATGACTGGCCATTACCTGTAAGATCTACAATTAAATCACTTGTAAATGAAATAGAACCACGAGCTGTGGTCATTTCTATGCCCGTAGGCTGAGCAACTACAGCACTCGTTTGTGTAACAGATCCTTGAGCTGAAGTTAATGCAATACCTGAAGGCTGATTTATGACATCAGTTCTAACTGTAGATGTACCAACACTTGTATTTAATAAACTTTCAGATCCAACAATTGTGGTGATTTCACCACCTGCCTCAACTGAATAAGAACCAATACTTTGAAAATTAACTGCGATACCAGTAGGAGTTGCAGTAACATCAGGTAAGAATACTGTGACTGACGCTTGTGTGGAGGTAACTGCAATACCTGTTGGTATTACGGTAACATTTGAAAAAGCTGTTTCTGTGCCAATTGCTGTTGATAAACTTTGGCCTGTAACAGAAACACTTACATCTTTAATACCCTGTGAAGCAAATGAATCTTCAGCAAATGTGGTTTTACCAAAAAACATAACGCTTTACCTGGCGTTTATTTTAAGTAATTCTTAAAATAGCACTTGTAGCGTTGTTAGTTGGAAATTGTACTGTGAATGTTCCTGATGTTGATGTTTTAACTGCTCCAAAATCCAAAACCATAACTGCAGCATTAGTATTAGTTGTTGCAGAAGTGTTTGAATTATATATCACAGCAGCTTGTGCTGAAATAGATGCACTTGTAAAACTAATATCACTGAAGTCAATGAAGGATGTATTGTTTGTTGCAGCAGCACCTGTGCTTGTTAAGTTGCCACCACCTGCTGAATAAGTGCCTGATGCACTAACTTCTTGTGAAGTAGTATACGCAGTGGTTGTATTACTTAATGAAGCAGAAGCACCGTACAGAGCTAATTTAAATTGATCGCCACCAGAGGATCGAAAGTCGTGTTCGCCTTCCAACAACTCTTTTTTGAAGCTATCACATACTGCTTGTGTAATCGCCATTTTTATGTACCTCCGGGGTCAACTGATTTAAGAGGAATACGAAGGACCCCATCTGAGTATTCGTCTCTACGTTTTCTACCCATTTGGTTGGTAGCTAGACCTTGCACTGCCTGTGCATATTTTTGATCATATAATTGCACATAAGTAGGATTTTTCAAGTAAGAAAAAGCCTCTGACACAGTTCCATAAATTAAAACTTCAGGTGCATTATTTGATAAAAATGTTGTTGTAGCTGTTCCTGATGATCCATTACCTAATCTTTCAGGTGTTCTATTATACCATAATTCAACCGTAATTGCTGCATTTGGAGTGGGGGCGACTATTAAAGTATTCTCATCCCAGTTTGCATAATATTTTGGTGTACCAGTATTATTAGCTCTATCTACATTATATTCATCTATAAAAGTTGTATCTTTTTGTTCTAACCAAGTTCTATCTGAATTACCATCTACTACTTGAACACTTCTTTCAAAATCAAAATCTTCAGGTAAAGTTAAAAATGGACTTCCTATCGTAAAAGGAGTAGTGGCAAATTTTCTAAAGGCATCCAAGTCTATGTCTTTTTGAATTTTATTTTCTACATTAGTAATGAAAACGTTAATAACAGTATTGGACAATACTTCGGACCCAACCTCTGTATAATTTCTTATGTTATCTAATAATTCGCTATAGTTCATGGTGTGCTTATTGAGTTACCCATACCTGAGTGACTGCTACAATAATAATATAGTGTCGGAGCTCCAATTGCTACTGTAATCTCTAAAGCTCTTGTCGTTGCTGAACCATACCCACTAGCATAAGCTGACTGTGATACAGAAGACCCATTTATTTTAAAAGTTACACCAGTCGTATAAACTGACCCTGAATTGTGACTACCATCAGATGTGGTACTTAGGTAAAAAGGATGTGAGTCAACAGTATTATCACTTAAATTAAATATTGCTGAGGACCCTTCATTGATAGTTATGGATGGTGCCTGAACACCGTCAATATAAAAAGCGTTTCCTCCACCACCTGACTTAGCTGCAACTGTTACAGTGTAAGTAGTTGTACTTGCAGTAGAAATGGTTATCTCACCTATTGAAAATACTGATTGTAATTTTTTAGCATTTTCTGAAGGTTGCATTCCGTTTGACTCAAAAGAACTATCTCCACTTCCACCCACAAAAACTGTAACTGGCTCTACTCTTGCTGGTCTAGTCCAAGGTAAGGCTTGAGCATCTGCACTATGATAAGAGGGTTCTAACTGAGGATGTTTAGTTTCAAAACATTGTGGGCAAGTTTTTAATCCGTTCCACTCTTGTCTTAATTGATTGAACTTAAATTGTTGACCACACCTGTCACATAAAGCTAAAGCATATTTACCTGTAGCAAAAGTAGTCATTACGAACTTACATAATAGTTTTGAGGTACGATGTGAACAGAAGACCTTTGCCCATCTTCTGTTAAAGCTCTTTGAAGCTCATCTTCATAATATAATTTTAATGCCTGTGAGGCTTGAGGATTTTTCTTTTGCGACATATAAAAAGCCAAACCAGATACCATGCAAGGTAAAAACCTATACGGAGCGTCTGGAGTGTTAGTGTATCCACCAACATCCTCAATTCTAGCTAAGTAATTAAAATTTATTTGAGTATCAGTTGTATCAGGTGTTTGATATAAACTTATGTCCACACTTGATAATTTTCTTTCCACAAAATACTGTGTTGGTTGACCTTGTGAAAATTTATTAGGTATGGCTTGGTACTCTGATCTCGAAATTTTAGTCATGGTCGTATCACTTGTGGTTGTTCCACTACCTTGTCTAAAAGTCATTTCTAAAATGTCACTGGCATCACTAGGCGCATTATAAGTCGTAGTTCCTGCAGTTAGATTTTTAGTGTGGTTTTTTACTTTCCAAAGGTGAATACCTCTATTACCCCACTCAGAAAAAAGTAAATTTAAACTTCTTCTAGCAGATTGTAAGTCATAACCTGTTCTAGTTTGAAGGCCACATCTTTCAAAAGCGTCCTCAATAATATCATCAATATTTAAATCGAAAGATGTTGTTCCAGATGTAGCCATTTAAATTACTTTTTTTTCATCATTCCGCCACCACGTTTTTTGGCAACTTGTTTTTTCTTAGCTGTTCCACCACCACGTTTTTTAACAACGGATTTCTTTTTGGCCATTCCACCATCCATCATTCCCATTGCCATCGCTTTTCTAGGCTTAACATTCATCATGCCACCACCCATTTTTTTCTTTATCATGCCACCACCACGTTTTTTGGCGACTTGTTTTTTTTTATGCATTACCATTGCTTTACTCCCTTTTTAAAAAGTTTTTCATACGTATGTTGCCTTTCAGCTACTACTTCATTGTAGTATTCCTTAGGCCACCTCTTATAATAGCCTATCTTATGTAGTTTGCAACTTGCATCGTACAACTGTTTAAACTTTTGTATTAACATCATAGAATATTCTAAATCTCCATGTTTCACAGGTTCATCTGTAGGATCTACTAAAAACTCTTGTTCCTCAGGATCTGCTGGTGCTGAGGGGTGAAATCCCATAAAATATACGTCTCTACGATTATACGTTTTATTATAAAAATCTATTTTTTGTTGAAACTTTTGGCCATCATATTGCTCCCAATAAGGGTCACAAAATATTATTATATCATGTTTTTTCTTATCCCATGATTTTAAAACATTGGTTAAGTGTCTTTCATATTTAGATCTATCAGGTCTAACTTCTATTCTAAGTTTACCATCTTTACGCCATTTTGCTGCAAAGGGACAGGCAGGAAAACCTATATGTTTATTCATCGGTTCCAATACAGTCTTGGACCAATTAATTACATCAAGTTTTATTTTTTCTGCTAGTTTTTTTCTTGACACCGTGTTGTCTTCTTATGCTGTCCTTACCTTTTTTGAAAATGTTTGCAACTTGAGTTTTACCCATTACCTTAGCTCGTTGCTCACCTACAGTAAGGATCTGAATTTTCCTTGCAAAAGGTTTGTTGACTTTTTTGACTTTTGACACAGTTTTCCTCGCATCAGTCGGAGTAGCAAATTTAATGCCAACAGTGTCTTTAGGATTTTCATCTGTATATAATCTTCTACCTGAACCTTTAGGTTTTTTTCCTGTCCCTACTTTAGGATCTTTTTTTTCCATTTGTCATACTTTTTAAATGCTTTTTTAAAATATTAGATTGTGCTTTATGTAATCGTGATGCCTTGGCTAATTGTTTAACCACTTTTTTTACTTTTTTTACCATTGATTATGTTTTCTTTTTTTTAGTGAAAGTTTTTACATTTGTTGGTTTGCCACCAACTCCTTGAGCTTTTGATCTTTTTCTTGAAACTGCTGATTTAATTTCACCCTTAGTCATCCTATTAGCTTTTGCTCTTGGGACACACTTAGGATACTTTCGTTTAGCATCTTTCTTTTGTTTGGATCTACCACACTTAGCAAAGCCTCCACCTTTTTTCTTAGAGCCTATGTCGACCCAGTCCTGCTTGAACCACTTCGCTAATCCTTTATGACCAGACATTAACTATACTGTGTTGTTTTACGTTTCTTTTCCATCACAGCACCACAACCTCTTGCTATTCCACCTTTATTAAACTGTGAAATTTTTTTACGGTCTTGAGATCTTTTATTAAAATCAACAATCTCTCCACCCATGGCTTTTTTAGGTCCTTTAAAATCTTTTCTCTTTACACCACTTGGATCTTTAATTTTACCTGCACAAATTTTAGAAGCGTAGGCATTGGCATAAGCTGATGGGTATACTTTAAATTTTCTTTTCGCTGCGGCCTTACCTCTTGGACATAATTTAGTCATTTTTCATCTCCCTCTTCATTTTCGAGTCCACAAATACAGATATAGTCTTCATTGCATTTGCACATTATTTTACTCTACCACCTTTTTTCATATATCCCATCTTATTTCTTACTTTTGTTGGTAATTTTGCCAAGCCAGGATTTTTCTTTTTATCTACAGGTTTTAGTCTTTTTTTCTTCATTTTCTTTGTACCTCCAGTGGATACTTGTTGTTTCATTTGTGCCCTAGATATCGCCATCAGTAATCAGATGTTTTTATTAAAAACTCCTCTATCCAAGCGACTCTATCATCCATATCTAATATTTTAGATTTGATTATGGCAATGTCTTGTTGCATTTGTGCAACACTGTCAGCCTTTTTTTCTACTGCATTAAGGCGTTCTGACCACATACCCCATGTCATGCCAATTGTTGCAACTAGCACGACATAAGGTAAAACTGTTTTTATGTCTATCTTAACCGACATATACAATCCGCATCTGTTTTACAATTACACATACTCAACCTCCCTTAGCTGACATATTGTTTAAAGGATTATTTAAAGCCTTATTAATCTTCAAGTCAAGGCTTTCTTCTAACAATTTCATCTCATTA